ACGCAGGAGCATCAGACATCATGTCAAGGGTGCGTTACGCATACGAGATGTTGCCCAGTTGGATCAAAGCAGGTGTAACACAATACAACAGAAACAGCATAGAATTCGACAACGGATCAAAAATAATGGCAACCACAACAACTGAGAACACAGGACGGGGTATGTCACTTACGCTTATATACTGTGATGAGTTTGCATTCGTGCAACCACCAGAGAAAGCAAAAGAATTCTGGACATCACTATCTCCGACATTGAGTACAGGTGGTAAGTGCCTGATTACTTCAACACCTAACAGTGATGAAGATCAATTTGCGATGATTTGGAAAGAAGCCAACAAACGATTTGACGAATATGGTAATGATAAGATAGTAGGCACAAATGGTTTTTACGCCATGAAAGCACACTGGAGTGAACACCCAGACAGAGACGAGGCGTGGGCAGAAACTGAAAAATCTAGAATAGGTGAAGAAAGATTTCGAAGGGAACACGAATGTGAATTTTTAATTTTTGATGAAACATTGATATCCAGTTTAGTTTTGGCAGACATGGAAGGTGTTGCGCCTGTGGAAAACACAGGACAGGTGCGTTGGTTCAAACGTCCAACACCAGGAAACACCTACCTCACTAGCCTTGATCCAAGCATGGGAACAGGTGGAGACTACGCGGCAATACAAGTATTTGAGTTGCCTTCTTTTGAACAGGTTGCTGAATGGCATCACAATCAAACACCCATGAACCAGCAGGTAAGAATACTGCAAGGCATCAACAAGCACATACATGACACAATCATGGAAAAAGATGCATCAGCGACTCCGCAGATATTCTATTCAATGGAAAACAATTCAATCGGAGAAGCCGCACTCATGAGAGTAATGGACATAGGTGAAGAAAATATAGAAGGAATGTTCCTATCAGAACCCATAAGGAAAGGACACAGACGTAAGTTTAGAAGAGGATTCAACACAACTGCAAAACACAAAATAGATGCTTGTACTAAATTCAAAGAACTTGTTGAGAACGACAAGATGAAGATCAACTCGCAACTCCTAATCTCCGAGCTAAAGGACTTTGTTGCATCAGGAATGAGCTATAACGCCAAACCGGGACAGCATGATGATCTAGTAAGTGCATGTTTGTTAATGACCCGTATGATGAAAGTTTTGGCAGATTTTGACCCTAAAATCTTTGAAAAATGGACAGATAGGACCAGTCAAATAACTCCAATGCCAATCTTCGGATCGTTTACAGGTTAATAAATACACTATATGAACCCTAAAAATTCACAAGATTTATTCAATAAAATAAGATCTCAATTCTCGAACATTAGACTTGGAGACGAGAACGGGGCCGCTACAGCAGATCCGGGCAGTGCTGTATTCTTTGAGTTTGAATTTAGAGAAGATTCAGACACATTTGGTGCAGTAAGCATCAGTCTTGCAGACGGTGAGAACATGAAAGTTTACTACAACAGAGATCTGGTCAACAAAATTGACGAGGACAGCAAGGACGAATGGTACGCATTCCTTAAGGAACTAAAAGACTTCGCTGTGGAGCATCAACTACGTTTTGATGTGAGGGATATCACTAAAAACAACCTAACGAAGCAGGATTATGAAAATCTTGCAGATACGAACAAAACGGTAAATACTGATGAAATGTCAGAAGAACTAGCAAGAATTACAAAATTAGCAGGTGTGACTGAAGGCCTAACAGGAACTTCTAAACGTTCATACGAGAACCTAGACAAAACAAAATTAATAATCAGACACAAAGGCAAAGTTGACGAAACTGTGCCGGGTGCAAGATCAAGACAGATACAATCATTGTACATCGAAAATGAAGATGGAGAAAGATTCAAGTACCCAATGACACATCTAGCAGGTGCAAGAGCAATGATGAGACACGTTGCAAATGGTGGAAGACCGCATGATGAGTTTGGTGAACACATAATACAGACTTCGGAAGACATTGCAAAATTAAATTCATTCTCAAGATATGTTTCTAACAAAGACCAACTGAATGATAACGCAGGCGACATCATAGAACAGTCAAAAATGAAATTAGAAAATTTAAGAGAATATATGAGAAATTTAGCAAAACAATCTCACTACGAAAACGCAAGTAAAGATTTCAAAACGTCAGAAGAACAAATACTAGATGACGAGACTGTGAACAAATTAAGAGAAAAATTCACAATGACAAACTTGGATAGCAGAGTTGAAGACGCTTTTCCACTTATTAATAAAGTAATGGCAGAATTTGAGAAGACAAAAGAAGCAGAGCAGGTAAACGAACTAGAGCCAGATGCAGAGCCGATCGATGCACCAATAGAACCACCGGTAGACCATGCACCAATCGTGCAAAGTTTCTTGACAGATCCTGACAAAAAATTAGTTTTAAGAAAAGATGACAGTGCAGATAAAATGTTGACAGTGACAAAATTCAAAGACAAGAACACAATGTTGAGTTCGATACTTTCGGACATAGCGTCAAGATTGCTTACAAAGTCAGGAGAAGAAGACAGGGTGGCAAACTTCGCATCGAGGGTGGCAGATGAGATGGAACAGGAGAAAACTGCAACGTTCAAACCTACGCCAGACTACATGAAGAACAAAAAGATTGCAATACAGTTAGCAAAGAGATACATCGACGACTACAAGAAAATGCAGAAGGATCCAGGATATGAGAAAGAAGTTAGGATGGAGCCAGGAGCATTTGCACCGAAGAAAGACCTAAAAGGTAAAGCAAAAGAACAAGAAGCATTTGAAAGTTGGGTAGACAATGTAGGTGAAGCAACAATTAAACCTTACGTGTCTATGTACAAAGGTGACGATGGCAAGATGATTTATGACGTGCTAGACAAGGACAGCAAGTCAGCGTTTAAATCGAATGACTACGATGCGGCAAGAGAATATCTAAGTCAAAATTATGACAAGTTGAGAGAATATGCAACTGAGCCAAAGCAAGATCCTGAAATAGAGAAAAAAGATAAAGAAAACGCAACTAAAAAACTTGACGTCACACCAGCAGACAAGATGATGAACACAACTGCATACAAGAGAATGCAGGCAGGAGACCCAACATACGCAGACAAAACAAAAACAGAAGGCAATGCATTTGCTCAAGCAGTGCAGAAAGCCAAAGCGGCTGGTATGAAAAAAGGTGACAAGTTCAAAGTAGGCGACGAAGAATACACACTGCAAGATGCCATAGAACTTGCTGGTATGCAATTAGAGGATTTCTTCTCAGAAGAAGAACAAGCATACGACAACCAAATTGATAGAATTAAAAACCTAGCATTTTACCAATAATAGTAGTAGACATTAGATAAATATAGTTGTATATTACGTACTATATGTCTAATATACATTTAGGCACAAACAACATAGGCACAATAAAAGGAGGCTTACATTATGGCATCATTGGCTGAAATAAGGGCGAAGTTAAAATCTCAAGAAGTGAATCGCTCCACTTCATCAACAGGCGGAGACAACGCCATCTACCCACACTGGAATATATCAGAAGGATCAGAAGCAGTTGTTAGGTTCTTACCAGATAAGGACACAAACAACACGTTTTTCTGGACTGAAAGAAACATGATCAAACTACCATTCGCAGGTATAAAAGGTCAGACTGATTCAAGACCAGTAACGGTACAGGTACCATGCATGGAGATGTATGGCAAAACTTGCCCAGTACTAACAGAAGTTAGACCATGGTTCAAAGACAAGAGCATGGAAGACATGGGCAGAAAATATTGGAAAAAGAAAAGTTATATTTTCCAAGGTTTTGTCACAACAAACCCATTAGCAGAGGACACAACACCTGAGAATCCAATCAGAAGATTTATTATTGGACCTCAGATCTTTAACATCATTAGAAGTGCATTGATGGATCCAGAGATGGAAGAAATGCCAACTGATTATGTAAAAGGTGTTGATTTTAGAATTACTAAAACAACTAAAGGTGGATATGCTGACTACTCAACATCAAAATGGTCAAGAAGAGAAAGAGCTCTAGACGAAACAGAAAGAGCCGCAATTGAAACAAATGGTTTGTTCAATTTGAATGACTTCAGACCAAAAGAACCAACTGAGGCAGAAGTAAAAATAATCAAAGAATTATTTGAGAAATCTGTTGAAGGTGAGGCTTATGATCTTGAACAATACGGTCAGTACTTCAGACCCGCAGGCGTGGCTTATCAAGGTAAACCACAAACAGCAGTTCCAACAGCATCTGCTCCAGCGGCGACACCAGTGGCAGAAGCGGCACCAACTGCGGCTCCTGTGACTGAATCTGCACCAGCAACACAACCAGCGGCGGCTACGGCTCCTGCAGGCGACAGTGCCAAGAGAGCAGAAGACATCTTGAAGTTGATTAGATCAAGACAAGCAAAATAATCTGACATTTTACCAAGGCCCTAATATTGACGTTAGGGCCTAGGTATGCTAAA